ATAGTTTCATCTTGATTGGTTAATATAACTGATTCAGTTTTAGATCTTCTGGGTATACTATTTTTATCAAAGAATGAAGCAACTGTAGGAGCACTGCAGTTGTATAAATTGCCTATATCTTTAAGAGTTAAATTATCGTTATGATGTAGTTTATAAATCTTCTCTGCATCTGAAACCGGTATTGCGTTGTTTTGCTTGCTTCTGTAATAGGGGGTATGTATATTGTTTTGTGTTAGAAATCTTGCTAAAGAAAGATCAGGTACGTTAAAAGTGTTAGCAATTTGTTTTATAGAAGCATTATTATTATAAAGTTGTATTATTTGTTCTTTAAAAGGTGCTAGTGTTTTTTGATAATTTAAAGAAGGTTTTAATAAGCTGTATTTTTTAATGAGTGTTTTTATAGAAGAAGTATCTACATTATATTCCTCTGCTATCGCTTTTAAAGAAACGTTATTTTTATATTTTTTAATGATGTTATTTTTTTCTTTATAGATAGAAGATAGTTTAGGTTTTCTACTAAGAGTAGACTCAAATCGGTTGTAAGTTTGAATATTATTAGCATTAAGAATTCTTTTAATATGACTTTGAGATTTGTTAAACTTTCTAGAAACTTTTAAAACAGAATTTGTTTCTTTGTAGTAATTTATAATTTTTTTTAAAACGTCTTGAGTAAAATACAATATATTCCTTTTACTCGTAAAGGGGTTTATATACATGTATTTAGAAACGGAAAAACGATACTTGCAGCTGGTATTAATGTCTTCATTACAGCTCCTATAAAGAACATAGCACCAGTTACATCTTCGTAAGTGTTCTTTAATTCGTTTTCTAGAGTATCTCTTTCTTGTATACCTTGAGACATAAAGTCTGAATAGTTAACCTGGCCACCACCAAAGAGATTAGTACCTGAGAACTTACCTCTCACATTGCCAACAGTGATTTTTGATAAGGCGAGGGCATAACGGTACACCCAGCGCTCGTTTATAATATCTTTAATAGGTTTCTCTAAATAGCACCCTACAATACCCAAGTAAGTTTGTTCAGGAATAGGTTCAGGAATGATTCTAAGAATTTGTGTCTTAGGGTCAAAGCGGTAATGAGGTGTCATTGCTAGTACTTTGTTGCGAGTATCGATAAAGCCTTTAAGTACTTCCCAAGTTACTAGATCAAAACCGAAGCCGCCATTTACCATATAGCTGCTGTAAATCTGCTGCGCCATAGCTTGCTCAAGAGTAAACAGAGTATTAATACCTGTTGTTTCACCGTATGTAAATGAAAAACAATCCAACACCCGACGATAGGCTCCCATATCATAATCGTAACCAGCTGACATACCAGGGGTAAACGATGAATACATTTCTTGAGTTTGATTTATTAAAGTGTCAACTTTAATACCTTTTCCCTTTTGATATAACTTGGAATCAAAAACAAGAAATTCTTCAGTATACCCAGCATACTTTGTAAAGAACTCCATAGACTGAGCTATGCAGTCGTAAATTTGTTCATTAGCGATTTCAACGTTGACTAAGGGCTCACCCATTTGACGACGTATACGCTGTGCTAAAGCATCATAAGAATCTATAACAGGGTTAGCATTAGTAGATCCAGGGGTGTACCGGGGCAATACGTTCATATTGATTATTTAATCACTAGAGAATAAATAATAAAGACGGTTAGGTAAGTAGCTCTAACTAATTACCAACTCCCGGATAACTAGGAGCTGTCCCGTCGCTCTAATTATGGATAATATTTTTAATAATCAAACTAACAAAGGTGTATATAAAATTACATGCCTTTCTAATAATAAGTTTTATATAGGTAGTTCTACCAATATTCGATACCGTATTCAAAGGCACTTTAAAGAGCTAGAACAAAATATACATCTAAACAGATATATGCAAGCCTCTTTTAACAAATATGGTAAATGTAATTTTGTAGTTGAGTGTGTGGAATGCTGTTCTGAAGAAATTACAGATAAAGATCTTTTAAATCTCGAACAAAAATATCTAGATAATTTTAAACCATATAATGAAGATATTGGTTTTAATATTTGTCAAAAAGCGGCTTTTCCGCCCAATCGTAAAGGTAAGAAGTTAACAGAAGAACATAAACAAAACATTTCAAACGCTCGTAAGGGTATAACACATAAACAAATAAGCTCATTAAAAGGTAAAACCGCAAAAGAAATTCACGGACAAGATTGGGTTGATTCTAGAAAAGGTAAAACCGCAAAAGAAATATACGGTGATAATTGGGTTGATCCCCGCAAAGGTAAAACATATAAAGAAATTTACGGTCCAAACTGGATTGAACAACGTAAAAAATTATCAATAGCAGCAAAAAATAGAAAACGAAAAATAATTTTATAATTCTGGAAGATTTCCGTAATACCCATAAGGCTCGGAAATATCTCTAGCATCTTCATCTATAATACACTTGGCTGCTGCATCATTAGATTGTTCATAAGGTGTTACTAGCTCTTCAGGGTTCTCACCACCAGGCATACGACCACCTGGACTATCATCATTAAACTGAACATTAAGAGGTTCTTTGGGGGCTCCAGGCTCGGAAGAGTATTCCCAACGTTTACATTTCATAACCCAAATATAGTGCCCCATAAGCTGGTTAGCGTTAAATTGTAAATTCTGATCATCACGCTCGGTTATTTCATACACCGGAGCTCCTCTGCCGCCAGGTCTATCTCCAAATCCGCCATACTCTTTTAATTCAATTAAGTCTCCAGCTTTTGGTTCTCTATACTGACCAAATGTCTCTTGGAAGGAAGATATATGCATGACACAGGTCATATCACAGTCAGCCATAATACCGAACTTTGAAAGCATAATGGCATCATTAGTGATATCAGTAAACATGACCATAGGTCCTGCACTTACAAAAGTAGCCGTGGTGTCTTCACCGTATAGATAGAAATGGGTGGAGAGAGTGTAGCCGTGAGTATAATATGTTACCTCAGCACCGTAATGCTCAATCTGCTCCTTCCAATAACCAGAGACGAGGTTTCTCTCGTTATCATTTATTTTTTTATCTAGATAACGAACTTTTTGCATATTAGACTGTAGTTATTTTTTTAACTCCTTTTTTAAGGGAATACTTACGAAATTTTCTAGGAGCATCTTTATGAAGAGGTTCTAGATCGGTTTTAGCTTCTCCGAGATAGCGAGGCTTTTTAATCCATTTATCAGTGTAAGGGTGATATACGGCTAAGTGATCCTGAGGGTCAAATTTTCTAACAGTAGGTATATAATAGATGGGGTGTAAAGAGCCCGTTGCTAGTCTTCCGTTAATCTGTTTGATAGTATTGAGTATATGTTCTTTAAGCAGATCGGATAAGTTAGTTGTGTTAATCTGAACTATAATGTTGATAGGAGCTTTTTCTGATGAACCTTCTTTTAAGATAGGACCTACTAAGAAGTAATCCCATACTCTAGTTTTAACAAATTGCTGTTCAGCGGAATTGATTCTATCAATATCGTAAATTATTTGAGCTTTAATCTCTGGTTGTAAAATAGGTTCACCGCCTTGAGGGGCAAAATACCAGACTCGAGGATCTAATGAATTAGGTGCAATAGGTTCAGTATGATACTTTAAATAAGCTTTTTTAATTTCTTTTTCAAATAACTTCATAATAGTATTTAAGCTATCTCTGTAAACAGAAACAGCCCCTATTGCTAGGGGCTGCTAAATTCTGTAAGATTATAATCTTACTTGAAGAAATCGCCAACTTTTACTGTTGACTTAACTTCAGGCTTAGCCTTCGGGCTTTGAAGAGCTTTGTCATGAGCTTTAGCAGGCTTAAGTTTAGGATCTGACTCAACATCACCGCCGTGAGCTTTGCCGCCGTGTACCTTAGGTGCACCACCAACTTTGTTGTTTTTGCCCATGAGCACTTTACCCTTATCACCAAGAGGTTTTAGCTCGGTTGCCTCTTTAACCGGTTCATCTTCGACTTCAGCGTCCTCTTCTCCGCCGAACTCCATCTCCTCTTCACCTTCTTCACCTTCTTCTTTGGATTCTACTTCGTTGGAGATCTTGTCAAGAATGGACTGAAGATGATCCATTACTGACTTAAGATCTGAAACGAGATCAGAAACTTCGTCTTCTTTGTCTTCGAGCTCATCAACCATCTCTTCGTTTGAGGTAGGAACTTCAACGTCCATTTCCATGTCCATAGCAGGCTCTTCCTCCATTACATCTTCGTTAATAGTAGCTTTAAAAAGTCTTTCAAATGAACCTTCAAAAGCAGCTTTTGGAGCTTCTACGCTGTCTTTGAGTGTTTCAGCTTTAGCTTTTGAACCGTCTGAATACTTTTTGAGCTCTTCTGGTTCCTCTAAATCTTTAACTTTTTCAGCGCCTTGACCAGCAACAGGTTGAGCTTTTTTAGCATCAATCATTGCGTCAAGTTTCTTAGCGTCTTGAACGACGTTGTCTTTTTCTTCGTTAAGAAGAACTTTGTTTTCGTAAATGTCCGATAGAGGATTTTTCTTCATATGTTTGTAATTATATTTATTCTAGAGAGGGTAAATTTTTAGGGAATAATAAGAGAAGATAACTCTCTAAACTGAGTACTTAGCGTTGTATATGTTGTTGCTGGGTTAGCTGCAAAGGCTGTTAGAGTTCTTATTAAAGTATTGTATGTTACTTTAGTGTCGCATGCAGCCACATCAAGAGCACTGAAATTAGCATTTATAGTGTCTAGAGAATCTCCTATACACTGATTTTCGTCTATGGTAGTTGTGAAATTACAAGATGACATATTGTTTGTTAGTATTTAATGCAGGGTAAAAGTGCTATGTTGTGAGGGCGGGTTTCGGTTCCACCGGTGTTATTAAGAGAAACAGTATGAGAGTGAGCTCCTGCTGAACCGGTTGCACCGGAACCCAGTCGACCGGCGACGCCTCCCTCAGCTTGGGTACCGATTGGGTAGACTTGACAAGCTGTATGTGTATGTGCTCCCGCTGTATTTGTAGTACCCGTATGGGTGTGACTCTCAAATGCATCAGCCTGATACAGGCCTATTCCACCAGAAGCCACTGAAGGGTTTAATGTTCCAAAGCTTCTTACAAACGTACCTCTTAAATCAGGCAACCTAAAAGTTGTTGATCCGTTTCCGGGGCTAAAACGACCTACAGCACTTAGAGAGAACCAGCTAGCATCAGTTGTTGTTATATTGCCGCTATTACTAGCAAACGTCCAAAGATTTGAATACTCGGCTCTTGAAAGCACACTACCATTCAGCACAAGCCATCCCGCGGGCGCAGTCGTTGCAGGGAAATAAGATACTACCCCGACAAAGCTATTCAATAAAGCCTGTATCTGCTGAGAATTATCACAGGCAGCATCTTTAAGAGAAGCGAAATTAGAGTTAATAGTAACAAGTGAGTTACCGATGCACTCAGTTTTTTGAATTGTTGTTACTGTAGGACAGGACATTGTTTATATATTTATCCGTTAGGACAAGAAGGATCAAAATAATTTATTACTGATGACAGATTAGTCCACAGATAGCTAATAACTCTATTAACTACTGCAGAAGTTACTATTTCGTTTTGACCAATTAATATGTCATTTTTACTATAAACGGGGGCAACATATTTTCTGCATCCGGTGTTTTCAAAAATTAAAGAATGTCTAAAAAACTCAATATTATCCCATAATCTCTGGAACGCTTTATTGTATACCCAGTTTTGTACGTATTCATTTTTGTGAATGAGTAGACTGTTTGTTGGCCAGTAAGTGCCAGGTAAAGGCCCTTTTATATCTGTTACTTGCATCACATCAAAATATTTTACTACCTTGTCGCCAGCCGCTATTAACACGTTGCGGAATTCATCCTGTACAACATCATTAATATCTGTAACACAGGGTTTATTATTAATAATTTCGCCGTAATATACTCCGTTTCTAAAAAATTTGTAAACCTGGCTATTAAGTACTACGTAAATAACTTCCCTGTTTTTGTTTGTTTTAATTCTTACTGGTATTTCGCTTGTGAGATTGTTAAAGTAGTAGCTTGTTAAATATTCACCACTGTACGTATAAATTCTAATTTCTTTTTTAGTGAGTACATGAAGATGATTGTCACTATCAACAACCACGCTCAGCGGTTCATTCTCTTGAAAGAAATCATCTTTTATAGTTTGAAGCCATGAACCGGAATTGGAATACTGTTTTATACACTTATTACCGGTATCGGCAATCCAAATATTATCTATTAAGTCAATATGAAGATCATTAGGGGTAAAAAATTTTGTTTGAGAGTTTGAAGTACCTACACCGCCCCAAACGGTAAATATCTCCCAGCTGGCTGTATCTGGGTTAAAAATATACGACCCAACTTTACTCAACCCCGCGTCTAAAATATAAAGTTTATTTTGACTATCTACGCCCAGTCCTTTAATATTTCTAAACGAAGAAACATCGTCTAAGGTCAGCCTACTTGCAATAGGGGTTGCAGCATAATCAGAAGAAAGAACCTTAAGTTCAGTATTAAGACCGATATAGATTATATTGTTACGGCTTTCAATGTATCGATAAATACACTTAGTAATAGGGATACAATTGTTTATTGGGTCGTAATATTTGTTTAAATGGGTTATGTTGACATTCCAATAACCTTCGTCGCAGTAATTACCTATAAGGATTTCACCAGTAGTTGTCTCACAGGGCTCAAAATACCATTTTTTAGCAAATGGTTGATTACATCTTGTGTCTTTCCAGGTAATAATTTCTTTTGCAGTTGCGCACTTACGACTTTTCCACTTCCACTCTATACAGTGTTTACCTAAGCAGTTTGGGTTTTGTAATAGAGAGCTACAAGTCTGTTGTTCCCAAGTACCGCATGTAACTAATTTACCATCAGCAGTAATTTCAGGTTGATTAGTATCAAGTTGCTGAACATCTACCCAAGTAACACTTTCATTATTCTTAAAACAATCAAGATCTTCCCACGTATACACTGGACAACCGGTGCCGGTTATAGCTGGAGTACCCAGCCAGCCTATATAATCAGTAACTGCACTTGAATATTCTCTACCTCTATTTTGCAGATAGCTAAGATTGTCTATAAACTTTGTTATAACTGAATTAATATTATTTTCAGTAACCCATTCGTTAGGACCTATAACAGGTTTTTGAAGCCAAGGAAGTACAAGTGCAGAGTTTTTTGTACGATAATTTTCTACAACAACGTCATCGTACCTCGTAACAACATCAACGATATCTGTAAATGTAGTTACAAAAGACTGCCCAGAGTTTGAGAACACAGTTGCTTGCACAGTTTTTTTGCCAGGCACAAAGTATGTTGTATAAATGTCTTTTGTAATATCTGCACCTGATAATATTATTGTCTCGGGGCTTAACGTAGGTATAATATTTTCTCCTAAATCAATAACAACTCTATCAACATCTGCTAGATTTACAGATAAGTTTTGAAACTTTACCTGAGTGCCTGTTAGCGGGTATTTATTTGCAGTATATAGCTTAAACCGTTTTTCAGGTACAATAGTAGCGTTGCCGCTATCGGTTAGTAGCAACTGTTTTTGCTGCCAATCATAGGGAAATGCGGAAATAATACCAAAGATAGTCTGAGAGCCTGAAATATATATAGGGGTTACGTTATTAATACTGGCTGTAAAGGGAGTGGATCCGTCGTCTTCATACCTTAAAGTGTATATATAGTCTGTTATGGTAGAGGGTAGTGTTGTGTCTACTTCCCAATACGGGGTGGAGAGGGTCCAGTTTAAACTAGAAGCTGTGTAATATACCGGACTAGGAGTGAACTGTGTGGCGGAAAGTGTTCCCTCGTTTCTCCATCTTTTAGGGTATTTTCCAGCGGGAGCGCTTGTAGCGGATAACGGGCCTACCGTGCCGGCAGAAACAAGACATTGAGTATTTGCCCAACTTGATGGTAACTGGCTCGCTGTCGAAAAAGCGGAACACTCTGAAAAAGTTGACCACTTCCAAAGTAATCCATACTTATCTAAGCAACCTCCTATTGCACCTTTACCTGATAAAGCAACAACCAAAGAGGCGGTGTAAGACTGGGCTTGATTATCCTCGGGAAGCTCAACCTCACCTTCAATTCCCGGTGAAAAAGACGACAGCGGTGACTCGTAACTATTAACTTTTATACTCTGCTTAAGATACGTATTAACAACACTTTCATTTCCCTCTACGTCTAAAGTAGTACTATAGTATGGGTAAAAAGAAGGTCCGCCTGAGAGATTTTCGGGATAGTATACAACAGGGCTACTTGTTAATATATCAGAGTTGGTTACTAACAGTGATACGGGTATTCTAGGGTAATAACCTATTTCAGTATTAATATTTACTGCAGCTCGAGCTCCTGAAAGATCTACTGTAGACACTTGATATATTACTGTATCGCTGTCTCCTACTGTCCAAATATACCTTTGAATATTACTATTTAAAGCTGCCGATAAATTAATTTTCTCGGTGTGCCCTTCCCCGTAAAAACATATCCCCGGTGATGTAGTGTAGTTACTGCTTGTAAGAGTTACTTGGGTTTGAAAATCGGCAAAATAATACGTTGGGTAGCCAATAAAGTCTGCTGTTAAAAAGTTTCGTAGAAATTTAGCAGATAAGCTATTTGTGTAAAGATGAGAAGAGTACCAAGACGAGAGTGAGTCGATTGCTGAGATAGCTGAGACATAAACTTGTACACTACTAACCCTAGGTAAGTTAGAATCAAAGCTGGTAAGAGATGAGAAGGACGTAATAAGAGTATCGGTGTTATTAACAGTTGACCAGCTATCAAAATAATCCCCTCTGTATTGAGCTACCCCTAAATTGAAGAAAGGACTGGTAGCATAATAGTTAAAAACGTAAGGAGAGGCAGCTGTTAACCTATAAAAAATTGTGCTATTGTTAGTGTTTTCGTAATTTATATAAATTGTAGTCATTCCCTCTACAAAAGGAAATGTATCATAAACTATATCGTAAGCACTTGTTGAGATTACACTTAAAGGGGAACCTGATAAAAATGCTCCAGTAATTCCGGTTTGAAGTAGAGTGTAGTTTTCAATAGTAAAATCATAAGTGTCTGCAGTAACATAAAACACCATAGTTCCGAGAGCTGAAACTGATGCGGTGGTACCTGATGTATAGGTATCTCCGCTAAGCGTGGCAGCCCATACGGTAGTAGGGTCAAATGTCCACCTCACAATGTCCGCTCCAGTGGCAGGTATGTATTCTGTACCCGACAAGAAAAGCATAGAAGCCGTTAAAGAACGTACAAACGGCTCATTATCAAATCTTACAGGTAGGATGGTTAAAAAATTAGACATTATTACATTATTTAACAGGTTTATTCAATCCATTCTATACTCAAAAGCTCTGAATATGCCGGTTTGATTTGCTCTACTGCAGCTCTAATAGTAGTTTCTATTGTTTGTCTAGTAGCGGTATCAGCAATCTGAGACCCTGCTAATCTTATTTTAAAAAACTGACTTTTTGAACCGGGTAGTTTATGTTTAAAAAACCTGTCAACTATTTCAATATATTGAAGATTGGCAGTTGGTATATTCCAGACAAGATCTTCAGCTAAAAATAACTCTCTTACAAATATCTGCAAGAACGAGCTTTTTATTGCGTAATTGTAAAATCTTATTTTATCTATTAAACCGTCAAATATAAGAGCAGTAGAATTTATTTCTTTATTAAGGTTTGTCGTTTTACCGCAAGGGGTTCCGATGTATAGATCGTTTTTTCTAGTATTACTAATAATATAAGAGTTGGGTATAACAAGTTCATCTCTTAAACGAGAATCAATATAGATTCTCATTGTACGGTTTTGTAATGTGCAGGTTATAAAATGCCAAGTGTCGCTTGTAAGATAGTTTACTGGCACGGACAGAATTTGCACGGATTGGGGTAGCCCTGTATTGAAACGTCTTACTGCCTGTTTAAATTGTATTTGAGGGTTGTTATTGTAAAGAACTTTATGAAATATTCTCTTCCACTCATAGCCAGTAAAATCACCCTTACCGTTAAAAGTTAAATTATTTTTATCTTGTATAGTTGGAGGGGATATTTGGATATCAAGCTTTGTCGGTATAAGTGTTGTTTTATGTATTTTGCCGTTAAGAGTTACTTGATATAGAGTTTTTTCGTAGCTGTGGTAAATTAATGCATACCATTCTTTAGTATCAGCTAGTCTATCATATGTATATATAAAACTTATATTTTTAATATCTGACGGAACATCCACTCCTATTTCAAATGAGTCTATAATTTGTTTTGATACAGGGTTAATTTTATAAATCTTATTAGTACCATAAAGAGCCCATATATTATTTTCAGGATCTATAGCTATATTTGTTACGTTATTTACTATACCCGATAGGGAAACATTTTCACAGTAGAGATCGCCGTTTGTTTTTACGGTCCATTTTTGATTAGTATTATCAAATTTTAGATCTAAACAAGACGCCTCTCTGACAAGAGTGCCTGTTGTATCAAAGGCTATAAGCTCATTATCCTGATATCCCAGACCTGCTGACAAACTGACAAATATTAAGTCTTTATCGAAGTAGTAAGTGTCGGTTGTAGTTATTAGATAGCATCCATCTTTTCCATCTATAGCTATAAGTTTTGGAATACCTGTTATATTGTAATTTGTTCCTACTGAGTTTTTAGTGGTAGCTATAACATCACCGAGATGGTTTAGTTTATATATTCTTTTTTGGTTACCGGCATCTGCCACAATAGTTTCGTTATTACTATTAATTGCAACCTGAACAATGCTACTTGTGCCAGTGTTTACATTATCTGTTGACCCGACCTGGGTGCTTTTGTCTAAGTAGTTATTCCCTTCTGAATTAAAATAAAAGACATGGCCGTAAAAGGTTTCAGGCACAACGAAATAAGGGTAATACTTTAAATTATTAAAAAATACACCGTATCCCCCGTCGTTATAGTTACCTATAAGTTGAGTACCGGGGGCATTTTGCCAATCATCATTTTGTGCCCAAAAAGTTAAAGTATACTCATCAGGATTGTTGTAAGCGGTACTATAAACAACTCTTGTATCAATAAAATCAGTATTTTTAAAACTTAAAACTTCTTTTTGAATTGTACCAGGTGTTGTGTCGTTAACTATCCATTCACTCTTAAAATTTTGTGTTATTATAGAGGTATTGTAAATAGAGGTGTCTCGTGGCAAAGGAGACCAATTTTCTATATTGAGAGTTAATTTACTTTTATCATCTCCCGCAAAACTATTAACTATTTCAGCAGCAGATTTTTCACCGTTGTGAAAATATTGATACCATACACCAGGTTCAAGAAGCATTGTTGAAGGGATATCAACAAAGATAGGATCGTTGATAATGTAGTCATCGAAGTTTGCATCACCCTGCAATGCTTCTTCGTACGCTATTCTACCCGGGTTATAATATCTATCAAACCATTGCGGGCTTTCTCCGGATACTGAATATAGCCAGCTGCACAGCCAAGTGCCGTCAGTAAAGCCGTTTAATGGATTAGAATTACTAGTTACAGCTGGTGTACCTGTAAAGGTTCTTTTACCTGAAGGGTTGCCCCACGGAGTATTTTGTCCGTACCCTCCTAACTTTTGCTGTATTCGGTCAGACATTGCAGGTATAGGGCCAGGTGTTGCTCCGTCTCCCGTAATGTTGTTGTTGCTAAGAGCCTGAACCTGAGTAAAAAAAGGTACGTGAAAATATGTGTGATAGTCCTTTTTAAATGTAATTTCTACAGAATCTGATTCGTAACCGAGATGTATTTTATCTAATCCTCCTTCTTGGTTGGTACCTGTAAAAATTTTGTAATATTCTCTTTGTTTTAAATTATTCATTTCTGGTAACTAATACCTCCTCGTACGAGTTATCTACCGGTGCGGGTCCACCTGTAGGGGTGTAGGTTGTTTTAAGGTTAGCAATATTAATTTTAGCTTTTCCGGTATTTACTGCTTCTTCAACAGGGAAGTCTATAAGATAGTTGGTAGGGGCATTATTAAACACTTTGTTAATAGCTACTGTTTTATTGTTGGTTTGAGATTCAAAATCTTCAAAGTATGTTACCCAAGTATTTGTAGGGATAAAGTTTTTATCGAGAGATGTAGTAGTAACGTCTGTAACTTTAAGAATGTAGTCGTTCAAGACCGAGTCGTTTAGTATACAGCCTGTTGCTCGTAAAATATTGTCGTTGTTAAAAGCTAAATAACGAAATTCAGAGCCTATTAAATCTTCGTTTACTTTTACCTTTAACGTTAAAAGATTGTCTTGATATGTAATATAAAAACGTTGAAGATATAGTTGAGAATCTAATATTTCTTCATTACTTAAAAAAACTCGGTAAGGGTATGTAGGTTGTATGCGTACAAACTTACTATCAACTTTTATTTCTACTATATTTTCTCCAACCGGGTAAATAAAAAAGTTTGTTGCACTAGCTGGCGAGAGAGTAACAAAATTACCCTGAGCGTTGTAAAAAGCGTAATTTACGTTTGTGTTTCTAGGTTGAAACTTAACTGTGCAGGGAACTGTACCTATACTAACTCTTTCAGGAGGAACGAAAAAAGAGGTTAAGGGTACTGCAGAGGTTAATATAAAGCAGGAACTTCTGTTTATTGAAATATCCTTAAAATCGGTTGTACCATCAATACTGTAGACTGTTAGTCCTTCAGCGTAGCTTGTTTTTTGAGCCTGTAATTGCTCTTGACTATTATAGCTATACTGTAACTCTACAGGCTGTAAAGCTGTTAAAGACTTATAGTTAACCGATACCATTACTAATATTTAATACCGATTTTCTAGACTGACAAATAAACAGTCCAGGTCGAGCTACCTCCAAAGCCATTATCCTTAGCTTGGAATAGTATCACTTCGGTGTTGCTTAGAGTGTCATAGTATGTAAAGTTGTGAGCTCCGTTATCCCCGTTAGTGCTACCGCACGGACTACCGACTGTGTTCCAATTAAAAGGATACGCCCCCGGTTCATAGACAGATCCGTTAACTACAAACTCATCATCTACAGATCCTTCAACTTTAACAGAAACGTTTGTTCCGGCATTATTAATAAAGGTTATACCTGTAGAAGTTACGCATGAACCAAGGGTGGTATTGTAGTTTGCTTCAATTATACAGGAACTAATAGCACTATTTAGTATAGTGTAGGTTTGTCCGTTAGATATAGTGAATACCGTAACACAGGCAGCTCCCGCCGAAGATGCCAAAGACCACTCGTCCCACGGCGGTGATACATAAATTGTTTCACTAGGAGTAACCGTATAAAAAACTTCCCAGTCAGCCCATTTACTTCTAGGTATGGGCGGGAAACAGGTAGGGGTATATATAGGTGGGTAGTTTGTTCCAGGGTTACCTTTATAGATTACAGGAGAACCAAAAGAGTTCCTAATAATATTTTGTGGTTTATTTAAAGTGTAGGTTGCATTATTGCTTCCGGTTTGTGTTGTTACAAACGTAACATTGTTATCTATTTGTAAACTATATAAGTTACCGGTAGGTGTGTTTCTGCCTTTCAGTAAACTTATATTGTTTGAGTAGCTCGATAAAGCAACAGGGCCTACTGTTAAAGAGCAGCTATCTTTAGTACCTGTTGAGCTGCTATATGCAGTTATAGAGGGATAGAACATTGAATATGTGTCTATTGTTCTCTTGTAAGTGTGCAAAAAGTCATAATTACGCGGGTCAGGCATATCGGCTGAAAATGCACTGGTGTAGGTAAATAAATTAGAATTAGGTGTGGTGTACCTAGTTACAGTTTTTATAGGTGTTCCATCACCAGGGTCCCAATCAATACGGTCTATAGGAAAACTACCTGCTATTGTATTACGCGGGGATATCTGTACCGATAGTGGTGAAATACCAGATACGGGCTGAGACACTAAATAGAGCTTAGCAACGGGTATCAGCTCAAAAACTTCTACTACCGCTGTTTTAATAGTAGTTTGAGATTGAGTAATAACTGTATTAATAAAAGTAGTGTCTGTGTTTGAAGTACATACAGTATCGTTTGCTTCAAATGCCCATTTTTTGGTAAAAGTAGCTTGAGGACCTACGCTCATAGTCTGTTCCCAAGTTACCGGGTTTGCAGCTTCACTCGCGCTCCGTAAATCATACCAAGACCAAAACTTACAATATTTTTGAAAACATTGTGTTTCGTTATCCCACCATTTCGATCTTATACCGTTACAGGCCGCCTCATCCCAGGTCACGGTTTCCGCTCTATCACAAACTAGGTTATCCCAGTACCACTGATAGTTATATTTACCCAAACATTGGGTTTCTCCAACAAACGCCCCTGTTTGTTCCTTTGACTGTATTAGTGTAAGAGAGACAGTATACTGGCCGGGCATGATGTAGGTATGCTCTACATCTGCTAAACAGCATAGTGAAACGGTATTATTTGAATCGTTGTAAAAATCACCAAAATCCCAATTATAATTTATAAAGCTAAAATCAGGGTCGCTTGAAGAGTTGTTTTTAAAAAAAACTCTAAACCCGGGAGCGTAACCAGAAATATAAATAGAAGTCGAGTCGTTTATATCTGAAATTGTAAGAGTTTGTGGGTTAGTTTTAGCGGAAAGACCTACAGTAAACGGTAGACCTTTATCCCAGTTATAGTTCTGGGTTACGGTAATTCCTGATAATACTGTAAAGTCTGTAGTCATTTTATATGATATTAAAGTTTATAGAGTAGTATGAAGGACCCACACTATTATTTACTGCAAAAGGTATATAATACATACCAGTTTCCGTTGGGGCTGTACCGGTGAATAAACCTGTTCCATTAACTACAATCCAGTCAAAGGGTTCGGTAATTACAAACGAAAGAGGGTTATTGGTTGCAGTTACCTGGTAAGAAAACATATTACCTGCAGTTATTGTTGCAGTTAAGGTTTGTTGTATAGTTGGAGGGTATATATTTTCTATTGCTTTTTCAGGCTGATAAACGTTGACCTCTTTAAGATTGTTTGTTGAGGTATTTGTTATAACAAACTCAACAATATTGGTCTCGTTAGCGTTGTTTTTGCCTGTTAAGGTTAATAAAAATTCTTGTTTTAAAGAATTGTAGGAAAGTATCGGTTCCTGTATTGATATTAGATTAAGAGAAGAAAGTGAGTTTACTGTATAGGTATCTTCGTTTGTAATCGGAAACACTTTATTAAAGAATCTTGTATTTAAATCGAGTCTATAAAGAGCAGGAGTTAAAAAAGTACCACTCAAACCACATACACTTATAAACACTAATTTTTCTTGAGGAAAGAACCACGTTTCACCGACTTTTGCAAATGTAAAGCCTGAGAGCTGGGTGTTGGTAAATTCTCTCTGCAAGGATGCGCTGACGGGAAGAGCTAATGATAGATATCTAGCTTCGTCTGTAATACTGCTGATTTTATCAGAGTCGTAGTCGTAAATTATTTTTTCAAATAGTACTAAGCCGGATGTTTGAACGTATAAGGTGTCAAAAAACACATCAATATGCTTAATACCTATACCAGTTAGCTCTCTGTACTGCACTGTGTTTTTGTAAGTATCAAAAACAGCACTTAGGGACGAACTGGCAGGTTGTACATTTTGCCCGTTGGTTCTTGTCCATAACTCACCATACATTTGTTTTCTCTCGAGTAGACTACTATCTTTTATTTCTTTGTATAGACCGTACTGATTACCAAATATGTCTGTTGACCAGTTATCGAGCTGCTTACTTGTTTGTTTTAGTACTTGAGACTGTGCCCAGGCATCGACGTTTACTACTCCAGTAAAGCTTTCTGGTTTATTGTTTATATCAGTCCAGACGGCATCTTGTTCACCGCCCCATGGGGTCTGTCTACTTGTAGGTAAAACAAGACCCACCTGCATTTTTGGATTGCTCTCATAAGCAGACTGATACGGTATAAATTTTTGATACTTTTTAGCTACACTCTTTTTAATATTACCTGCAATAGGCCCGGTTATAAATGTTTCTTTTAGCCAGGTATTGTTATCTATTATCTCTTCGTATGGTGTAGGTTGATCGGTTTTAGTAAGACCACGGCCCGCTACAAATTTTTCGACATTGTCAAAGATAGAAGTCAAATACTGAGAGGAAGTTGATAAAGAGACTGTATAATCTTGATTTACGTAAACAGAAGCTCCTAAGTGATTAGAGGTAAAGAATCCGCCCGAATCGGTTTCAGTGTATAAATCTTCAACGGTGGGTAGAAGAGTCACTGTCGGAAAGTATCTATTTGTAAGTGAATTCCAAGGTCTTTTAGCAACAAACTGCAAACTTGCCGACGGAGAACTATAAAAAGTTTCATTTATAAGGGGAGTAGCAGTAATTGACCAAGTAAATGGCTGTACGGCATTGTAGTATACTTCAACAGGTTCATTGTCAACAATATTGCGTAATTTGATTGGGGAAGGGTTGTTAGTGGGTAGGGCAACTAAGTCTGTTTTTATGTTGTCAATAATATCAGCTAAGTTAGAGGTCGCAGTAGTGTTTATACTAATAGTTGACCATATTTTTTCATTAACTTCGGAGTTAATTGTTATTGGCTGATCCCAAATAAAAGACGAGGTGTATTTTCTATCGTACTCAAAATAATTTCCTACTGCAGGCATTATATCGGAAAATTCAGGCTGGGTAATAATATTATAACCGTCAACAATGCGGAAAGGCTGTCCCCAGCTATCGATACCCTTATAATCTGTTTCTGGTGTTTTTTCTGTATAGCTTTTTGCCCAGAATGGTTTTGTACCGACAGAGTTTGCATCGCTTTTTCCTGTATTATAATTCCATCCAAATAAGGATGCATTAATAACGAATCCCGGAGCTGGTAAACTGTAACTGGTTAAAGAAGGTGTTATGGTTATTGGATTAACTGCTGTAATTGGGGGTATATTGGTAAACTGATAGTTACCTTTAGGGCCTGTCGGGGTACCGGTTATAGCTGTTACAGACACTGTATAAACCCCAGTCAGGGCCGGGACAAAACTAAACGATGGGGTGTTATTAAAAAATATTTTTGTTCCTTTAGGGTCAGTTAGGGTCCATCTGTAACCGCTTACAACATCAAAAAATGTAACAGCGGGGTATTGTCTATAAGAATCCTGTGCATTTAATGATGTAATATCTGTATAGGATGTTGAAGGAAAATTTATATAGACTTGTTGTGGGTTGCCCGCAACATCGTTTCCAATAGAAACATAATCATAAAGCGACCAAATACTTCCTCTGTTTTCAGTTATAGGTTCATTTGTTATTATTTGACCTGTGACACTTACTGTGGTAGATTCAGCCTTTTTATAAAGTAATAAATCTCCAGGGTATAAAATCATATCTGAAGGAACATTGAGAGTGTCCCAAGTGTCATCTTGATTTTTTATAGCCTTAATCCAAACCGGGTTGTTAACAGTATTATAGTTGTATTTTACAACGAGTGGTGGTAGGGTAGTTTCATCGAGATTTTTATCTTTATAATTGGTTCTATAATAAATGTAGGGCTTACCTTGACGTAAATACAATTTATTTTCAATAGAGGTAACTCCCGTAAACCACGTACCATCTCCCCAACCCAGTTTACTGTTTGTTTTGTACCAGCCAAAAGCAGAACTATTTGCAAAGCTGGTATTAGTTGAATCTCTCCAAGTGTTAATATCGAAATTAAAAGGTGAAAAAGTATCCTCGGCTATAAAGTCTCCAAGTAAATTATTATCAGTGTATGAAGTTCCGGGATGACCAAACGGAGTAAAAAGCACTTGCTTACATGTACAAAGTTCAGGGGTCGTGTAGCTTGCACTTGCGGTGGTTGCAAAAGTGCAGTCTGGTTGGTGGGTGCGAGTTTTAAATACTGTTTCAGCATCTGTAAGGTCTTCCCCATCCCAGATAAATCTTGTAATCTGCCCGGGCAAAAATACCCCGTTGAGACCGGTTTGGGATATACCTACAAAGTTGTTTTGAGCAAACTGTCTACCGGATAGCCAGGCTCCTTCTATAGCAGTTTCAGGTGTATCTGTGTAGTTGTTTAGTTTATAAAAAACATCTGAACTACTAATGTTATCTGAACAGGTACTCCCGGGTAGCGGTACACTTGAAAGAGCTATGGGTCGGCAAACATTACTAAAATCTTTGGGTAAAAAAGTAGGAAAGCTTTCTTCAGGGTTTATTTTGAGATAGGGCCAAACTATAGTACTAGTACCCGAGGGTGCTACTGAAATATCGGTACGATCAGCCCGATACAGCCATGCCTCCTTAACATCTCCTGAATAAGCCCCGGCTTGGAAAGACGGCGGATTATCCCAGACTTTAATTTTATCTGCTAAAGCATATACGCTACTTGCAAATCCACCCCCTGAAATCATTGTCATAGCATTAAGACTCAAGGGGGATACTGTAGAGAGGGACGTATTAAAGCTCCAGTATTCGTTTTCTATAGCTTTCTTTACAGCATCATCGAGGTAAAAATATTGAGAATTATATCTCACACTAGGGCCTGTCCAGTCAATATCATCAGCCGATAGGCCAAACCCCGCAAAGGGATATTTAAAACCTGTTTTTTTATTGCCTTCAACATACACCGACATGACCCGGTCGTTGAAATCAAACTTTTTAAGTCTAAACCACGCACCCTCAGTCCCGGAAATAGATTTAACAAAAATGGTATCTGCTCCTTGTATGTCTGTTCCTGCTGTAGCTACGTCTTGGAGCCCGGAAGCGCTTAAAGCTAGCGGCGAGTATCTGGTGTTATTGAGAGCACTTGTTCTATAGGGCCCTGTAGGCCAGAAGAAAAAGTTATTACCGGTTTGTATGTTTTGAGTAAAAAATTCTGAACCAGTACTTACAGAAGGAAGAGATGCTGTATATTTGTCACCAGCTATATATTTTTCTAAAAGCTCAGCTGAGTAATTGATACCGTCAATTACCACATCATCTGAGATATCGAAACTACCTGCTTTATAAATCCAATCTGTAGCTGTCAGAGGTAGGTTTTTAGAAAGAAAATATTCTTCAACAGCGGGATTAGTAAGATCGTAGTAAGCTGAAACCGGTACCGTAGAGCTTTGATCAAAATAACTGTGGTCATCAAACATTTCTTCTACCTGTATCATTAGTGTATCTTTAATACTGCTAAGTTCAGGTACGCCTTTGAAAATAGAAGAGGGTATAACTACAGGTGCATTGTTATTTTTTGTAAATGCAGTTAGTAATTGTTCTCTAAGTTGCTGCACTACTCCAGTATTTGTACCTCTAAGATTATATTTTAGCTTAGTTTTTTTAATCTCTTGTCTAAGTTGTATATAATAAAGAGAAATATCTCTTAATTTTTTTGCAAAATAGGGTATCGCTAATAATAGTTCTTTTTCATCCTGAATATTAATTCTATTATACCATTTTTCTGCCTCTTCATTAGAAAAGAAAAGCTGTAACTGCTTTAAGAGAGTCAAAAAATTAATCTGTAACTGATTTTGATTGTCTTTTTCTTTTGTATTTTTATCTCTATACCAATTTAAAAGATACTCATTATATTGTCTGTAGTCCTGGCCAGGGATAATGCCGGTACGGGACTTATACCAGTCAATATAAGACAAGGGCTGGTCCTCGCTTTCGCTGGAAGCCTGTAAAGCGGGTCTTGCATAGCGTTCAAACTGTTGTTGTTTACTTGTTTCCACAGAAAGATTATCTTTATTATTTAACTACTAAATTTTTAGTTAACAAATAATTAAATACATTTTCTATGGCTCCACTTTCTCCGTACCACTCAGCATTGGTTGACGCGTAAGGATTAAGAGTTGTATAAGGGTTTTCCCAATCTATTATATTTTCTATAAATTTATCTGAAACAACCGGACTATACGAATAGAAAAAGTAATTTGCAGGGGCTGGTTGTATTAAACCGTAACCTTCAAAAGCAGATAGAGGGTAAATTGTTGCACCGGTTGTTAGTGGTTGTACTTCAATTAGGGAGGTAGTAGAGTCAAATTTACTCTTTACAAATATTTTAGTGCCCGCTGTCAGATAAGCAGTTTGCGGGTTTAGTTGTGCACCTACACTTTGGGCAAGTATGGGTTGTGGTGATAAAATACCCCAAAGCTTTTCTCGGGGTATAGATGCAATATCGAGATATTTCTTAATTTCAGTGGGAAAGTCTGTACCGTAAGTACTAGCGTCAAGACCTACCTCACTAGCAAGAGAAATAAGCTGATCTATGTTACAAGTGTCAGGGTCTGCATGATTACTGACGAAGTTAGCTATTCTCTCGTAAGTATTTTGACCAATATCTTCATAAGCGCTTGGCATGCTAGTACCAACCGCGGCAGAAAAGAATTGATCAAACAAATTTGTGTTGTTTTTGAGGTTTTCAGGAAGAGCTAAAGATTTATAATACTCGGCAGTATTAAAGTCTTCATTTATTCTTTGTATTTGAAAGGAGTTTTCAAAATCATATACCGTAAAAGGCACTGATATACCGGAAACGGGTTGAGCAGACAGAGCGCTAGAATATTTTTGGTACCATTTATTACCTGTCCAGTCTCCTACAGCTCGTGCTGAAGGATACTCTTGTTCCCTTTCTATAGTGTAAGAAAAAGATAAGTCATCATTTAACCTATAACCTAAAACTGAATTTGGTAATACTTTAATAGTTCTCTTTGTAGAAAAGTCAGCATAAGGATCAGCAGTGACAAGATGTGTCTTATTGGTTGTATTATCGATAACCCAAAGCCTGTTGTAAACATCTATACCTAAACCTCCAAGCTCTTCATCATCTCTCAAATAGGAAGCGCTTAGAGGGGTGGGTATTGTTAGAGGTACAAATGTTCCATCGGTACTAACAAACCACGAAAATGTTTGCCCTGTTTCAGTTATAAGCCCTATGCTTCTTAGGTCATGAACGAACCATAAGCTGTTATTTCTGTCAACGTGTAAATAACCCGGTCTAGTAAAACCGGTTATTGAGCTCATTAATGTACCAGTAGTAGAATTATAAAGATCAATAGCTCCGTAATTCTCGGTAACGTTAAAGCTTTTAGCTACCCATATATTATTATCTACATTTATTGCTAGACTTACGGGTACAGAATAGTTATTAAAGGGTATTTGTTTAATGGGTACACCTGAAGGGTTATACTGTACCATAAAACTACAGAGAGGGTGAGCGTAAGTTGTCCAAACATTACTGTTAATATCTGTCTCTACTACAGGAGGTTTTATTAAAAAATCACTTTCAAACTCACTAAAAATATTTGAACCGGATGGTGCAAAAGCTTTAACAAAACTTAAATCTTTATCAAATTTAAGAACTGAAACTGAATTAAAGAGCGAAACGTAAACGTTATAAAACCTATCTATTGCAATATTACTCGGTGTATAAGCTCCTGACAGAGGTGAGTAATCTCCAAAACTTGAAAGTTGTACTGTGCAAAGCAACTGACCAAACGTAGAATATTTGTAGATTCTATCTAGCTCAACATCAGTAATGAGTACGTCATATTTTCTAGGGTCTATAGCTATTCCATATACACCAGAGAAGCCCGACATTAGATAGTTAAAAGTATTTGTTGTGCTTAAAGAGGGCACTTCGTATGTTTTAATATAACCATCAACAAGTAATCCGTTTTCTTTATAGTATTTTATAGTCTCACAGTAAGACGGGTAGGGAACTAAAGAAATCTTATTGAGTCTATTTTGTTCCGGATTAGCTATCCAAACAAACGGGTTAGGAGCATGGCCGGTTGGAAAATTAAACTTACCCTCAGCAATAGTGGTATCAAACACGGTACTACTTGCCTGTATAACTGTTGAAGCTATAGGGGATAAGGGAGTAACAGTAGTAAATACATATCCCCCTGTTTTGAAGCCTTCTTTATCAAGTGTTTGGAAATATAAAGGAGCTTCATCGACTGTGTAGTAACTATCGGGCACTCCTGATAGACTTAATTTTATGTCAGCGCTTAATCCTACTGAATTACTTGGAGGGTAAGAGAAAATAATATTAGAATCTGTTTCTCCTGAACCAGGTACGTAAAATTCTCTACTGCTGTGGCAGGTAATAAGTATTGGTATTTTTACGTTTGTCCATTTACGAGAATAAATTTCATCCACGTAGTTACCTGTTACTTTTAAGAAACTTGGCTGTAGATCGTTAACTTGCCAAACAATAACGGCCTGCGCGACCGTACTATTAGAGTAGCTCAGGTAGTTAAAAGCACGGGAATCTTCAGGGAAGTTAAAGGCAGATGTTTGAAGAGTAGCAGCTAAAAGTAAAGGACAGTTAATTGTAGGATTGCCGGTGCTGGTATCGTCAATAAAATAAAATTCGGCTTCTCCAGAGAGACCTACTTGTTTATTGTTTTTGAATATCTTTACCGGTTCGACAGATAGACTTGTAATAAAATTATCTTTACTGTCTAAAAATCTCCAAGTAGGTACTAAAAAGCTCCACTGTTCAGGGACGTATTCAAAAGGGATTGAATTTGAATTAGCAGCAAAAAGATTTACAGTTAAGGGAGAATTTAACTGAGAAGTAACAACCGCTACACGAAACGGTTCGGTAGGCTTGCTGCCTGGGTCTGAGTATTTGTCGGGTATTTGTGTAAAAGATACATAGTCCCTGAAGGGGTAGTCAGTAATTATTTGGTTAGATGCTACACTACTATTACCGTTATTATCAATACAGGTTAAATTTATAGTGTATGTGCCTGGGTAGTTGTATACGTGAGTAAACTCTGTTACGTTATACTTGTAATTACCGTCGCCGAGGTCCCAGACTCTACTTACTATATTACCGCTAGTTTCATCGGTAAAAGTAAAGTCTGTGGCGTAAACGTCTCCAGTAAAAGGGGTGACAAAAAAATTAGCCGTTACCATATATTTTGTTAGTACTCAGTGTTTCCGTATAAGGTGTTATTGGTAAGTACCTTAATCTTGTTTGATAAAAGGGCAATATTGTTAAAGTAAGGATATTCAAAGTATTTAAATGCTACGTTATTTTGTGTAACGATTTTATCGTTGCCTGGATAAATTGGGTTCCAGACAAATAGAGATAGTCCCTCAGTTCTTATAGTAGGGTCATCAGTTCTTGTAGTAAAAAACGTTGATACTCCGTCTATACCTAGAATCTGCTGTGTGAGGTCTCTTATGTTAAGAACTTGACCAAGTTTTAGGTTGTTTCTGCTAAAGTAAGAAGAAATAATATTTACAATATCGTTTATAATAGCTTGGTTATCTCTTCGAGAATTGCTTGCTTTTGTGACAGTAAGCTCACAAAGATCTTCATCAGCAGGGGTGAAGCTAGAATCTCCAACCCCTAAAGATACTGCTTTATAGACTGGATCTATAAATGTTGTTTCAGTTGTGGCCATTTTTGTATTTTGTACACCGGAGTTGATAAGTTCTTTCTGAGCAGGGAACAAATAATTGAATTGACCATTAGACGCAGTCTTTGGGACAACAATTAGGTAAACATTATTAAAATTACATGCATCTGAAAACAGCACCTGATTGAGTAGAGCACGATCAGTCTTTGCAGGGGCATCAATACCTATATCGTAAAAGTACTTGAGATATCCTGAAACATAATCCCAGTTATTTACAGCCTTTACATCAGACAATAAATTAGCAAAATTAGTTTTTACGAAGGTTTCATAATCTGTTGTAGTAACAAGACGGTACTGACTACGATAAAGTGCAGGTGCAGCTGCTCGAATCTGCTCGACTGTTTCTTTTTCTTGAGATAGGGTAGAAGATGTTGTGTTAACAAATTTTACGTTTGTCATCTCAGAATTTGTAAGGTAGCGATACTGGTTATTGAGTGTATCAGTTAATATCTGATTAAACTGAGTGGTATTATAGTTTACAAGAACTGAGTTATTATTAAGAACGTTAGGTCCGATTTCACCGTTCGCTCCGTTACTAACCAGATAATATACTGCTATTTGATCTCCAGTTTCAAGCTTTTTGCCGTTTACATTGTTTCCGAATCTGATTTCATAGCGATTATTGCTATTCAGTCTTATTTCATATCTTTCAGCCGAGCTATTTTCTAGATAAAGATTTGCAGTTTTTGAATACTGTCTCCAAGTACCGGTGAGAGCGGGTTTAACATAAACATCAATATTAAAGTGGTCAACTAAAACGTTACTAACATCGAGTATTAATGTTTCGTTACTGTCGCCGGCTGCTGTATACACCGGGTACTCCTCATAACGACCTTGGAAAAGTAGTTTTTGTTGAGAGAGTTCGTTAAGGTCTTCAACTCCATTTGTTTCTTTTACAAATGTTATGTCTTCATTAAAAGAAAAAGGTATGTTGTTTGCTATAATGTAGGAATAACGGGGTATTGTGTAAATGCCCTGAGTTAGAGCTGCTTGTGCTGAGCACCCGAACGTTAGGGTAGATGTCTGAAAGCCAACCGGGCTGTAATCTACTAATTTAACAATGCGATTCATGTTTTCATACAACTGCGCTTCAGTAAACATTGATTCCGTAGACGTTTTGTTAAGATAGTAGATAAGAGTGTTATAAGAATAGGCAACAATATCAATAACTGCAGCTAGATTTGAACCTATGAAGTTTTGATCTGTAAAGACGTTTTGCTGATTAAGTCGCTGAACAATAAGCTGTCTTAACGATAATGCATCAAAGGCTACATATCCGCCCTTAGGTATTTCAAAGTTGCTGTTGTTGTTTGCCATATTTTAATTGTTTCGTGATGTTTCTATAAACACAAAAGACTGCTTCTTTATATCAAAAAGAAAGTTTGTATCTGTGATTATGTTGAAAACGGGTACCTCAATAATTATTGAGACAAAATACTGATTGTTGTCAGGGTCTGCTGCTACCCTAACTTGTTTTGGTATAACTCGAGGTTCGTAAGTCTTAATACCATTGTAAATAACATTACCAATAAGATCGCCGTTTTCGACAGTTACTGGAGAAAATAAAAATTGATATAAGTCTAAACCGTATTCAGGGAATAAGAATCTTTGACCGGGTAAAGTGTTAAATAAATTAGTTAAAGAGTTCTTTATGGCTCCTAAATCAAAGTCAGCTTTAATATCGCTGCCAAGAGTGGATTGAGTGTATCCAGGAGTTATTTGACGACTAAACTCAAAATCTAAAAATAAGTCTTTGTAGACGTATTTTTGATCTACAAAGGTTTTAGAGGCATCTTCAAGACTTTTGATTTTTATGGCCATTTACACTATTATTTAGTTAACAAATTGCATAAATAATATCACAATTACTATGGAAACTAAATTTAACGTACTTTACGAAAATCTATTAGAGCGCTATCAACAAGGGGGTTTTCTTATCGGGGACCGTGTTCGCTTCAGAAAAGACGCTCTTAAACTTGACTTCTTTAGAAACAAAGGTCAAAATTTTCTAGATATCGTTAAATCATGTATGGATCCCAGCTTTGATCTCAATCTGAGAATCTCTGCTATTAAATCCATCTATCCTACTACAACACAAAACTATCGTGGTGGTACTGAGTCTCCAGATGCTATTTTTGCAGACGTTATTGTTGAGTATGCCCCTGGTCTTTATCGTACCCCAATGACGGTTCCTATTGAAGCTCTTGAACTTCAAGACGACGGAATCAACACCGGCCCGGTACCTGATTCTGTAAAACGTAAATCAAAAATTCAAATTAAGCCAGAAGAGCAAAAAGCTGAACAATCAGCTGATTTCGAGATCAATCTCGATAATAAAAATGTAAAGCTCCCTAATGGTAATTCCTGGGATGATTCCAAACCAGGTGCTGGAAATACACCAAAGAAAAAATACTAAGTAGATTTGCTAGTATTTGGGTGTAGAATCGATTAAATTAAATCGAACGTTTTCCTATCTAAAAATTTTATGAGTACCACAAACTATTCCTCTGATCTGTTACCAGAATCATTCCTACAACAATATGTAAACAAAGAAGTACCTTGGGGCTTTAACGGCTTAGGCTACATTGTCTACAAGAGAACATATGCTCGTAAGATCGAAGGTACAGACAATACAGAAGAGTGGTGGCAGACAGTGGCGCGCTGTATCAATGGTGCACAAGAGATTGGAGCTGGTTATACCCCTGCTGAAGCACAGCGTCTTTACGATCTGGTTTTTAATCTTAAGTGTAACTTTGCTGGCCGTATGCTTTGGCAGCTAGGCACAGAAACAGTTAAGAGGTTTGGTGCTAACTCTTTGCTTAACTGCTGGTACGTTTCTATCAATGACCCGAAGACCTTTTTGTTCGTCTTTGAAAACCTTATGTTAGGTGGTGGTGTTGGTTTCTCTATTCGCAGAGAAGACATTCACGAACTTCCTAAGATTAAGAGAGGGGTAACCGTAGAACATCACAATACTAAGGATGCTGACTTTATTGTTCCTGATTCACGTCAGGGCTGGGTAGAACTGCTTCGTAAGACATTACAAGCTTACTACGACACCGGTAAGTCATTCTCTTACTCAACTATTCTTGTTAGAGGTGCTGGTGAGAGGATTGCTGGTTTCGGTGGTACTGCTTCCGGTCCTGGTATTCTTATTGAAGGTATTGAAAAGATTTCTAAGATCTTCCAATTAAGAGAAGGTAAAAAGCTAAGATCAACCGACGTACTTGACATCTGCAATATTATTGGCAGTATTGTTGTTGCCGGGAACGTTCGTCGTTCAGCTCAGATCGCTCTAGGTGATCCTGATGACTATCTCTATCTCAGAGCTAAGAACTGGTCTTTGGGTAACATTCCTAACTGGAGAGCTATGTCCAATAATACGATTTATGCTGATGACTTTTCCCATATTTCATCTGAGATTTGGACTAACGGTTATGTAACTGATAAAGAGACCGGGTTTGCTAAAGGTGAACCTTATGGCTTCTTTAACCTTCCCTTATCACAAAAGTTTGGTCGTCTTAAAGACGGTCCTATGAAGTCATCTAAGCTTTATCCTACTAACGAAGATAACGTTCTGGGTACTAATCCTTGTGCTGAGATTTCATTAACCTCTTACGAGTGTTGTAACCTCTCTGAGCTCTATCTCAATAACATTTCTTCTGTAGAAGAGCTCGTCGACTGTGCTACTCTGTTATACAAGACACAGAAAGCAACAGCTGCTATGCCTTTCATTCACGACGAGACAAATAAGATTGTTCATAAGAACATGCGTTTAGGTCTCGGTGTAACTGGTATCTGTCAGTGTTCAGATGAGAAGATTGAATGGCTTGATAAAGCTTATGAAGCTCTTCGTAAGTTTGATAAAGAGTGGTCAAAGACTAAGGGTTATCCTGAATCAATTAAACTGACTACAGTAAAGCCTTCAGGTACTTTAAGTCTTTTGGCAGGTTCAACTCCAGGGGTACACCCAGCTTATTCACCGTTCTATATCCGTAGAGTGAGAATGGGTTCTGGTGATAAGCTGGTTAACATCTGCCGGGAGCTCGGTTATCACGTTGAGTTTGTTCGCGGATTTGACGGTAAAGAAGATCATTCAACTGTTGTTGTCTCCTTCCCTTGCTCTGCAGGACAAAGCTGTGTTGTAGCTAAAAATATGACAGCAGTTCAGCAGCTTGACTTAGTTAAGAAGATTCAAACCTATTGGTCGGATAACG